CGTCTTACATCTTCAGTGCCGCCGCACGGTTGGATAACGCTAACGCACCCGGCCAGAAATATATGGTTATCCATCCATATCAGGCATACAACCTCAAAGCGAACCTGACCAATACGTTTGCCAACCCCAACGGTGGCGATCTTCAGAACGAAGCCATGCGTAACGGCTACGTCGGCACGCTCGCCGGGGTGGACATTTTTGAGTCTGCCAACATCACTCGTGATGGTTCAGACGATGCCAAGGGCGCGGTATTCGTGCCGCAGGCTTTGGGCCTCGCCGTCAAATGGGACATCAGCATGGAACCACAGCGTGACGCTTCGCTTCGTGCTTGGGAACTCAACGCCACGGCTTGCTACGGTGTTGCGGAACTGAAAGATGATTACGGCATCGAGATGTATTTCGACGCCGATCTTTAATTCCTGACCGGGGGGTGCGGGTAATACCGCGCCTCCCCCCTTTGGGGGTTACTATGGCGATGAGCCAAGATAGTGATCTGACTGCATTACAGCCAGACATACTCGAGTTCGGCATCTCGGCTTTCACAAGTGAACACGCTAGAGCGCAAGCAGATGTGGAGCGCGAGTTGCGTTTCAAGTGGTGGCCTCTGCGTGGAATCAGTGGCGAGTTGGATGCTTCATTACTCACAGAATCTCAATTTACCCGTGCCGCTTCCTATCGGGTGTTGGGTTGGTACGCATTACCGCAACTGACTAAATGGGAAACACTGGGCGCAGAAGATCGTTTCCAACAGATGATGGGCTATTACCGCTCATCCTATGAAGATGAAATTGAGGCGATCATTAAGGACGGTGTGGAATACGATGCAGATGACGACAGCACAGTTGCGCTGTCTGAAAAGAAACCCATGCTGTTTGGTAGATTAGTGAGATGAAAGTCGATGCGAAAATAGACACCAAAAAAGTAAAGGCAATGATGCAGAAAATGCCTGATAAGGTTGAAAAGGGATCGAAATCAGGATTAGCAAAAGCCGCCGCTTACGTGGGATTCATAATCAAGCAACGTACAGCCAGAGGCATGGGTGTCAATAGGGCATTTATTCCATACAGTGAGAGTTACAAAATCGCCCGAGCCAAGCATGGTAGGGGTACTTCACCTGTGGATTTGAACTGGTCAGGTAGAATGCTTGCCGCTGTTACTTGGAAGGTCAAGAGTGCAAAACTGGCGATCGTTACTTTTTCCAGTGGGCTTGAAGCAAAGAAAGCAATGTTCCATCACAAGATGGGTGCGGGAAAGGGTAGAGTAAAGCGACCGTGGTTTGACATCAACGCATCTGAAGTGAGAAAGGTCAAGCAAGTATTTGATAAAGAACTCCACAAATATCTGAAACGAGCCGCATGAGTTTACGCGATAACATTTCTGCAAATATCGTTTCAGTGTTGGGTGATATGGCACGCCCCGTCCTCAAGAAAGTGACGAGGGAACCATTCGAATTGAAAGATTTATCGCAAGCACAATTCCCTGCGGTGTGGGTGAGTACTGAAACCGAAACCCGTAATGATGCAACAATGGGTGGGAGTGCGCTTACCCGATTTGGTGAAATAGATTATTCGCTTTACGGGTACATGAAGGGGTATACCGAATTCCAATTCATATCGGAAACGGAGGAAGAATATTTATTGACAGAAGCATCTGACACCCTGACAAGTGAAGGTGGTACAGGGTACGAAACAGATCGCGTAAGGGATGAACTAATAGAAGGCATTTCAGAAACTCTGGATGCTGACAGAACACGTGGCGGTTACGCCAAGAACACAGAAATCATTTCTATAGAGGATGATGATAGTGTATTCTTCCCATACGGTGCGGTACGTGTAGCCGCCCGTGTAACTTACCATTTTACAACTGGTACAACTTAAGGAGAGCCATTATGGCTACACATCATGGCAAAGAGGGAACCATTAAGATCGGTTCCAATACTGTTGCTGAAATTGTTTCATTCAGTTTAGATGAAACAGCAAATATAGTCTCTGACACTGCAATGGGTGACTCTTGGGAGTCCAAAAAAGCAGGCACTAATGATTCGTCTGGGTCAATCACTTGTCATTGGGATGAAACAGATACCAGTGGGCAAGGCGCAATGACAGTCGGCGCAGAAGTGACGCTCAACCTGTATCCGGAAGGTGCAGATTCGGGAGACACATATGCGAGTATGAGTGCCCTTGTCAATAGCGTTGGCATAAGCGTTCCGATGGATGGCGTTGTTGAGCGATCATTCGGATTCGAGTCAACAGGCGGCGTAACTTGGACAACTGTGTAACATTCGAGGATTAAGATATGACAGCAGGTACGGAGGCACTTGCTAGAGGGAGAGAGCACTGGCAAGAGAGGTTGCTTGGCGTTCAATCGATGATTGTCGACGAGTGGAGTACTGACGAATCTCCTTGTGAGATTTTCTGGAAACCTTCAACACTGGCTCAACGTGACAAAATCTTTAAGTACATTGCAGAGAATTCATTGGAAGGATTGGCTGAGTCAATCGTTCAACGGGTTCTTGATGCTGATGGAAAAAAGATGTTTTCACAAATTCATAAAAAGGAACTGATGACACGACAGGATCCAGATATGCTGATCCGAATCGTCAGTGCTATGAATGAAGATGAGGCAGTGACAATAGAGGAAGCCCGAAAAAACTCAGAGTAGATTCGGAACTCCCGGTCATATTCCGAATCGCAGAAACGTTGCACATGACCCTCGGCGAATGTATGAATCGCATCACCTACGGCGAGTTGGTGTATTGGGTGGCGTGGTTTGAATACACACATCAGCAACAAGAAACAGAGGCTATGAGACATGGCAAGCGCTGACGCCACTATTCGAATTGCCGCGCATGACAATACGCAAAAGGCATTCACTAGTGTAAATAATAACCTCACCCGAACGAATAATGCGTTTAAGAATTTTCGGGGCACGCTGATGCGTGTTGCGGGGGTTGTCGGGTTTGGTGCGCTTGCTAAAGCCACGTTGGAAAGTGCTGATCGCATCCAGAAGTTATCCATTCGGTTAGGTGTAAGCACTGAAGCATTATCGGAATACCAACACGTTGCAGAACTGTCCGGCGTAGATTTCAACGCATTGGTTATGTCGTGGCAGAAGATGACTAAAAACCTTGGTGATGCCGCGACAGGAACAGGCGAAGCCAAAGACGCTTTGGCATTGTTGAAACTTGAAGCAAAAGATTTGAACAAACTGTCGATTGATAGAATGTTCGAAGAACTTGCAGATGCAATATCCGCGATCGAAGATCCGACAGTAAAGGCGCAAGTCGCGATGGACTTGTTTGGTACTCGCGGAATTGAAGTAATACAGATGATGGAGGATGGTGCAGAAGGGATGAGGGACTTAAGGAAAGTTGCTATTGCCCTCGGCATTTCACTGAGTCGTGATGCGGCAGATAAAGCCGCAAAGTTCAATGACCAAATGCACAACCTCAAAACATCATTGCGAGGTTTAATGCTCCAGGTTATGCCAATCCTTATTCCAACTGTTGAAGGATTAGCAAAGGCGTTAACTGGTGTAATGAAAGCAACTGCGAAAGCAGGTGTGGAAATCGGGATTCTTGTTAAAGCATTGGTCGCGGCATTTATTGCCTCGAAATTAGCAGGGGTAGTTTGGATTTTAGTTAAAGCATTCAGAGCATTTAAAATAGCAACGATCGCGGCTACTGCGGCAACGCTCAGACTTAACGCGGCAATGGCGAAAAACGTTGTTGGATTAGCAGTGCTTGTTGGTGTTACTGCTTGGGAATGGATCAAAGCACAGGAAGATGCAACTGATGCAGTTAAAAGTCACGAAGATGCGATTAAAGATTTGGACACAGAAACGAAAAAGATGGCTATTGATTTGAAATCGGCAATAGGATGGGAGGAAAAGTGGTGGAGCATTAACTCATTAAATAAAGACGAAATAACATCTTTGGGTGAGGAATTGGAAACGACCCGCAGTCAAATAAATGCAAACAGAGAAGCAGTAGGGAAAATGACTATTGCTGAACTAGCGAATTGGACAGAAGTTAAAAACAGTAGGAATTGGCTGGATAAAGAATATGCGTCTTTGAAAATTGTGGAACAGGGGTTAAAGGATCAAATAGCAGAATTAAGGTCGGGTACTCAGTATCAAGAAGATCAGACTGTGGCTATAACTGAAACAGATGCGGCATTACTCGCTTACAAAAATCAATTAAGTGATCTTATGTTTGAAGAACATATGCAGGGAATTAAACTGAGTGAATTAGAAAAACAATATAACAGTGGTTTTATATCAGTAAATGCTTATAAGAAAGGATTGGAAGCCCTAGGTGTATCCACAGAACATTTAGTCAGTCAATTTGAAACGAGTTTTAAGAGCATGAGTACAAGTTTAGATACGGCGTGGGTGGGATTTTGGGAAAATACTTTTCTGAATAGTTTTACGAACACTAAAGTAAATGCCATTAAGCAATTTGCGAATACTGTTAAAAGGATTTTAATTAAGATGATGGCAGAAGTAGCGGCTAATTGGGTCAAGAATAAAGTATTCAAGATTTTATTCAATATGTTATTCCCGGGCGCGGGAGGAATATTCGGAAAGATATTCGGAAAGATATTTTCATTCTTTGGATTTCAGAGAGGCGGCGACTTCACAGTAGGTGGTGAAGGCGGTAAAGACAAAAATCTTGTAGCCTTCAAAGCGTCAAAGGGTGAGTCAGTATCTGTAAAAACACCCGAACAACAAAGGGCGGGTGATGCTTTAGTATTAGAAATTAGAGCAATGCGCGAAGATTTGGCGCGGGTAGTAGCGGGTCCGATCGTGGGGGCAGTGACTAGGGGGCAATTCGCCGCGGCAGGTGGAATGAGGCACTGATGTGTCCATTTCCGACTTACAATATCAAGCATGGCTTGCTGACCCGTCAGAGGAGCGAGTCTTGTTAGCGGAACTTACAGCCTATTCTGGCGGCAGTGCTGTGACTCGCTATCTTGGTAGTAAATACTTTGATACAGGCGCAACTGATACTCCCGCGAATAAACAATATGAAGGGATACTGGTAGGTTCCCCATATTTTGCGAGCAACATGGCAGAGGCGTTCAGTGGACGCTCATTCGTTTCAATGGGTGATGTTCTTATAGATAACGGTGAAGGTGATCTCGATTCTTGGATTACTGATGCATGGGATGGTCGGGGTGCAGTATTAAAATTTGGAGATCCAATATGGGATATTGCAGATTTCCGCACGATCCTCACAGGTGTTATAGACAGTCTGCAAATTGAAAATGATAAGACCTTGCGGTTAATCATTCGGGATAATCAGCGGACACTGGATGGTCCGATACAGACAACACTCATTGCATCTGGAGAAAACACCAACAGTCCAGTACCGCTTTGCTATGGTGAAGTATTCAACATCACGCCAGTAAGCACGGATACATCAACCCACGAATATCAAATCCACGAAGGGCAGATTGAAGATATTGTTGCGGTATATGTCGATGGTGTTGCTACAGGCTTGACGGTCACAGAAGATTTGACTAATGGGAAATTCACCTTATCTGCTGATCCACAAGGCACGGTAACGTGTGATGCAAAAGGGCATAAACCTAGTGGAAGTTACAAATATAAGCCTGGGGAAATTATTAGAGCAATAGTCAGTCGGGTCTTAACAGACCCTGATGATTTAGATACTTCAGCATTTACTGCATTCGATAGCGATTTGGATTACACGATAGGAATTTATATTGAATATAGAGAAAACTTATTAGACGTTATCGACAAGATATTACCTGCCGGATGGTTCTACGGATTTGGTCGTGACGGCAAATTTTCTTTAGCCGCATTGAAAGTGCCAAGCGGAGAAACATCCACCATGACAATCGATGAGATAGAAACGTATGGTGATTTGAATGTTCAGAAGGCAGATATACCGCAATGGCGCACACGATTAGGCTATAAGAAAAATAA